TTGCGTCATAGTCCAACGGTTCAACCCTCTGTTAGCCCAATCAGCAAACAATATATTTAAAGACCTTCTTGCAGATTGTAAATCATAACCTGTTCTGACTTCTAAACCACAACGCTCAAAAGCCTCTTCAACGTATTCAGCTACATCTAATTCAAAGTCTCTTGAGCCTGAACTTGCCATTATGTTTTACTCACTTTCTTTTTTACTTTTTTAGTTTTCTTCGCTGCTCTAAAGTGGGCTTCAGTTGGAGCTCCCTTATCGCCTTTTTTACGCATTTTTTCTCCGCGTTTTCTTTTGGCATGAATATTGGCATATAAGCCTCTTCTTGCCATCAGCTATAAGGACCTTTTATTACTTTACCACCAAGAAACATTTTCTTTGGCGCTCCTCCTTTAGCCATATTCTTTTTGGTCATACCACCACCCATCATCTTTTTAGGTACAGCACCACCTTTAGCCATATTCTTTTTAGTCATGCCGCCTCCCATCATTTTCTTTGGTACTACGCCACCTTTTTTATAATTTTTCTTTGACATTTTCATTCTTTTTCCCCTCCATCAGAGTATAGATTATTAAAAGTATATTTCCAGTCCATGTAACTATTATGGTCTTCAGCCGAGTGAGTCCATTGGCTTGGTTTAAAATCTGGCGGACCTTTTCCAGTTTCCCATAAAGCAGGAGAGGTTGCTCTTACCCTGTTGTTAGGAAGTGCTACAATGTTTCCTGTCCACTTCCCTGCATCTGTTAATTCTAACACATGACTCTGTTTATGTTGCGCAGGATCATCTGCGATTTCATTACCTGTATAATCTACAGTAAACATATATCTAGCATTATAAAACTTTCCATCAATTTTGCAAGTCCAAGGAGAAGAACTCACTCTATCCATTTTTATAATTTCATGTTCTCTAGATGAACAATCCCAAGGTTGTACCATATATGTTTGCATAGGTTCAGGCCATTTATCTAATGGCACATCTGCAACAAGAGCAGTTATAGGCATTCTTGCCCACATTGCCCCACCATGAATATTTGGGTTATCTGTATCGTCTGATTCACAACCAGTAAATACAACTTGAAAACTTAAACATCTATCTGGTATTGTGTTGACAGCTATTGCCATAGCGTGTAAAAAATCACCATGATATTTTTGGTGATTAGCAGTAAACTCTCTTCGCACCCAGCAATGAAAGTGTGGGATGTTACTTATTAAACTTGGCATATCAAGTAGTTTTTGTAGTTTTCTTTTTTGGTTTTTTACCTTTACCAAAAATATGAGCATCTACTTTTGCTGCTTTACCACCAGTTAATACTGAGTTTACTCTCGCCATAGCCCATTGGCTAGGTGTTGTTCCTGGACGATGTCCTGTTCTATAAGCTGCCAATCCTTTATTGTATACTCTAGCAAGTTGTCCAGCTGTTACTTTTTTACCTTTTTTACGAGCCTTTGCTGCTTTTTCAGAAAGTGTCTTTTTTGTTGCTGCTGATAATGCCATTACTACCTACGCTTTCTTTACTTTTTTCTTTTTTGTTTTAGATTTTAAAATAGCTTTCTGTAAAGCTGGTGGTAACTTTTTTTGTTTTGCAGTCAAACCACCTCCGTTGCCTTTGGGCTTTTTACCTTTCTTTTTCATATCGATTGCAATCGCTGCTTGTTGTTTTTTAGTTTTAGCCATACATCCTCCTAAATTTTTTAGTATGTTTAGATTCTTTTGTTTTTCTTCTTTTACCAGATTTAGTAAAGTCTGTTGAAAATTTATAAGCAGAAGGGTCGTTTTCTTTTTTCTTTCTATTTTTATTTATTTCTTTTTTACGTTTTGCTTTTTCAGATGATGAAAGTCCTGCAAGATATTTTTTAGGTATTTTTGGTTTTTTCTTTCTTCCGGGCTTGCTAATTTGTTTACTCATTTGCGCTCTTGTTGTGACCATCCTTGCCTCTCCACAAATCTATCAAACTTATCTTCTAGTCTACGTAATAATGCAATAACCTCTTTATTTTCGTTATTGACCATATCACGTGTAGCGTATTCTTCTCTAGTTTTATTTAAAAGTATTTGAAGTCTTTTCACTTCTTGAAACATCCTAGTAAATGCCCAAGCTGCTGGTGCGACCACCAATGTTAGAATAATATTCCAAAACATCATTGCATCTATTTCCATCCCTACCAAGCCTTACAAGACCAATATCTTGCTGTTAACTTATCTTTAGCAGTAGCACAATTATGGCGAGCACGAAAGGATTTTCTTCTCGCGGGAATGTCTTTTTTTATTTTCATATTAGGATCACCAAAGCGGACAAGTTTTACAGTGGTTCCAGCTTTAGCTAACACCGCAGATTTTTTAGGACCTTTTGGTGTTTTCTTTGGTTTATTATAACCACTAAATACTTCACCTCTGTATTTTAACTTGCCACTTGGTAATCTTGTTACGTTTTTAGTCGTAGCCATATTAAGACAGAAAAAATGTTATTGAATCGATAGCTGTTAGGGTTGTCAACTGCGGATTAGTATTACATTTAATACCTTCATCAGGAATAGTTATAGAATCCGTTTGTGAAGTAGTTGATGTAATATTTAAAACAGTATCTCCTGCTGCGCCATCTTTTACAATAAAATTTGGACTACCTGAACCGCTGGTTTTTAAATAAACCCCAACAATTCTAGATGGTCCACCGAATATTGCCCCTGTGCTTGTTAATGTGACTGCTTTGACATCAGATCCAGCCATGATAACTCCTTACGCAAATTGTTTGTAAGCGATTACAAAAGTCAATGCACCAACTGCTGAAGCATTTGTAGTGCTTGTAATTTGCAAAAATATGTTTCTAGCTGCACCAGTTACATTTACTCTTGGTGAAGCAGCTGGACTTGCAGCACTAGCTGTTGTATCGTTTAAAGTACAAGTATAATGTGAGCCAGCAGGAGCAGTTGTGCCACCATCAATAATATCGTCAGTTGCTGCTGTTACTAATTGAGCGCCACCTGTTGCAGTTCCTACTTTAAAACCAACATCTCCTGAAGATATTGTTGGTGCAGAAGTTACTACAATCTGTATACTTGTAATTATTGTATTGTTAGGTTGTGAAAAAGTTACTTCTGTAGTACCAGCTGTACTCGCAACTGCTGAAGCAACTACTCCTTGACCTTGTAGTAAAGTTCCAACGTAAGCGCCAGAAGAGTTTATTTCAAAATTTTCTGTGATTGCACCTGTTGATGCGTTTTTAGATATACCTTTAAAACCGTTTTCCGATCTGACGGGACCATTAAAAGTTGTATTAGCCATATTTACCTCTTATAAAGTTTTTGCCCTATGGTCGTATAAGCGTCTGCTAGGTCAGTCCATAGGGCTAGTTAATCCTAGAAAATTATGCTCCAGGAGTTCCAAATACACATCTTGGATCTGAAACACCAAAGCTGTAACGCTCTCTAGCTTTATATCTCACATTGCCAGTATCAAAGTCACCTTCCATAGAAGTTTTGACTGGTGATCTTTCAAAGTGTTTAAAGCCATTGGGCGCGTCAGTTTTAATGAAGAAAGCATCTGTATCAGTTAAATAGTGATTAACAACGTATCCGTCTGGTAACATTCCCATGTTTCTCATTGCGTTTACGTCGTTGTCAGCTGTTCCTGGTCTCAAGTTAGAAGCCATCAATCTTTCAGCTACAAATTGTAATGCTGAAGGAATAATTAACTTTCTACCTTGTAATGCAATCTTTAAACCTCTTTCATCAATAAAAGCAGCAATATCAATTAATGATTGCTCTAATGATGTTTCATTTAAATCAGCATCTGTAGCCAGTTTATTAGATAAGTCGCCTCCGCCTACTGTTGGGTGGTCAGTCACAATAAGTGCCTTACCATCTCCAAAAGTAAAACTTGTGTTAAAAGCATTGTTTAAGACAGCAGCAGCTTTCACTTGCTTTGTATTAGACATAGATCTTGCTAATGCACGAGTATATCTACTACTTAATCTGTCATAAAGGTTGTCCTCAACAGCTTCTTCGGTAATAGCAAAAGCCAAAGCGATAGTTTCATGAGTGTACCTAGCTGTGAAAGATTCATTTGATGAATCAAATTCTACAGCCGCACCCTCACCTTTGACTGGTGCTTGACCAAAACCTGTGAGCATTACCTCTTCTTCAAATGCTCTATCAGAAGTTTCTGTATCAAAAATTTCTGCGTGTTCGTTATCGTAACGATCATACTCCAAACCGAACAAGGCATTTAGTCCTGGTTCTAGTTCTTTTAAGAGTTGTCCTCTAGTTATCGGCATAATTCCCTCCTATATACCAGCACCAGT